CGAAGCGCAGCCACCCAGCCCCACAGCCGGATGGTGTCTGCCGCGTCGGTCCCGATGATGAGGTCGTCGACGTCGAGGCCATCGAGCGTGGCCCGGAGGTCGGTCCGGTCGGACATCACACCGGCGAGCGTGGCCCGGATGTGCCGGACGTCCTGAGCGGTGTGGGTGCCTTCGCGAAGCGCGTCAGCGAGCCGGTCAACCAGCTCCCCGAGCTTCTCACCGAGCCCCGTGGCGTCGTCGTTGATCGTGTGGACGGTGGTCGTCATGCGAGCACCGCCTGGGCCGCGTTGGAGACTGCCACCGCCGCCGCAATCTCGTCCTGGGCCCCGCGGAGGAACTCCAGCACGGTGGACATGGTGGCTGCGGTTGGCGTCTCAGGGGTGGGCCGGGAGACGACCTGGTCAGCCTCGGAGTCGACCACCATGAAGCGGGCCCGCCACCGCACATCGGCCTCGGTGTCCCACTCGGGGGTGAACTCACGGACGAAGCCGCGGACCACCACAGCGTCGCCCCAGGTCAGCTCGACGAGGTTCTGCCCCCGGAGGAGCGCGTCGAAGGCGGCCACGAAGGACCGGGCACCACCAGCGGTGTGCAGGAGCGTGTCTCGCCACCACCCTCCCATCTCCAGGTCGTCGTCTTCGGTACCCATGACCTGCGTGGAGCCCTTCGAGGACCCCGGGTAGCGGGTGATGTTGGCCCGGAGGCGGACTCCACCACGAAGGCCACGCTCGGGCAGAGCGTCGCCCTCCAGCACCACCGAACGGCCGGTGACGAGGTCGCGGAGGACCATCGGCTGGCCGAGGGTGACGGGAGAGGCGGCAGCCTGCTCGTCGATGGCCGCCAGGGCCCGGACACTGTCGAGCGCCATGGTGGTGGCCTACACGGTGGGAAGTGGTCGGCGAGCAGCTCGTCGACTGGTCACGAGCTGCGAGACTACGGTCTCGAGGACGGTTGCCACGCGGGCGGGGTCCTCCATCGTCTCGGCCTTGATGGTGACGGTCATCGGGCCGTGGAAGTGGTTCTGTGGGGCCTTGGAGCCCTCTTCCTTCGGCAATGGGGAGGTGATTCCTGGCATCCCGTCTGGGTGCTGGAGCGGCCCGTTCCCGAAAGGGCTGGTCTCATCCGAGCCCACCAGGGGTCCCATGCCTCCGAAACCGAAGTCTTCAGACGGCCCAAGCCCGGTCACGCGTCCCATGCCGTCGACCATGTCCGCGAACGCGTTGCGGAGGCCCTGCCCTTCCTCGGCCAGCACATTGGCGACCGTCTCGTCCGAGAACAATGCGCCTGCAGCGCGGCCAATGAACCTGACCATGTGGCCCACGGCTCGTACCAGAGCCCCGACGGCCAGGACTGCCAATGAGGCAACGTCGACGATGCGTGCCAAGCCCCATGCGAGCGCCCCGACAGTGCCGAGCAGCCCGGCTCCCACGATGTTGAGGGCGCTGCCCTCGCCGCTCAGTGAGGCAAAAGACTCACCGAGCTGCACGAGCGACTCCCAGAGACCCGCACCCTGGTCCATCACGAACTGCGCGACCCCGGTGTACTCCTGGAAGGCACCGGTCACGCCGGTCACGAGCAGGGTGACGAGGGCCAGCGGACCAGCGAGCCGACCCGCAGCCTGCACCAGCGGGGTCAGGCCAGCACGCGCAGCAGTGAAGAGCCCGGCGATACCACCTCCTGCGCCTGCCGCAGCACCCGCGGTGGAAACAACGCGTGTCGCTCCACCAGCCAGTCGCTGGCCAATGGCGCCCACTCCAGAAGCTCCACCCAGCAAGTGGACCGCTCCGGCTGCAGCAGTGATCTGGGCGTAGGTCCCTGCCCGCTCGATGAGGGTGTCCCACATCGACACAAGGCGTGGCCCCCAGCGGGTTGCGATGGCTTCGAGGCCGTCGCGGTTGTCGCGGAGGAAGCCGTTCGCTGCTTCGAGCTGCTCGCTCCAGCGGTCAAAGAGCGGGCGGGTGACGAGACGGGCCAGGGAGCGCGACTGGTCGAACAGCGTCGACATCTGCGCACTCCACGACCGACCCATCAGCTCCACGCCGGGGGCGAAGGACTGGAACGCCCGGTTGAGCGCCTCGACCCGCCGCTCCGGAGCCAGTGCCCGGAAGGACTCCAGCGTCTGGCCAGATGCGCGAAGGGCCTGGTTCACGATGGGGGTGGTACGTTCGCCCACCTGCCCGCTGAGGGCCTGGGCTACGTCCATCGGAGCCAGGGAGAGCCCCTCCTGACCACGGAGGGCGAACCCAGCGCCCAGAGCGTTGCGGTTCAGCTCACGGAGCTGCTCGATGGTCGCACCCAGCCCAAGGCCCGGTCCGAGCATGCTCTGCAGCCCCTGCATGTAGTTGCCGAGCTCGCCGGCACCGGAGGCCGCGTCGGCGGTGAGGCCCTGCACAAGGCCGCGCGCGGTTCCGAGGGCCTGGTTGATGCCCACACCCTGGTTCGCTGCCAGGAGGGTGGCCATGCCGGCCTCGGCTTCCTGCATCGTCGAATGCAGGCCCACGATGCCCTGGGCAAGGCGGCCGACACCGGCGGCGCCGGCCAGCCCGGCGAAGACCCCCTGGAGGGTGCGGCCGACGGAGAGCCCGCGGCGCTCCACGCGGTCAAGGCGCCGCTCGGCGGAGGTGGCCCCCGCGTCCGAGGCGTCGCGAGCCACGATGCGGGCGCTGATGACGTAGTCGTCGGACATCGTCTACCCAGGCGCGGGCTCGTTCTCGCGCTCGATGAGCCGCACGATGGCAGCGTGGAAGGCCCGGAACCGGCTCTGGGGCCAGTCAAGGACCTCGTTGACGGACTGGCGGCCGTAGCGGGCCACCACGGCGACCCGGTCCCACCAGGCGTCTACGGCAGGTTTCCCACCGCAGGTGCCTCGTTGAGCCCGGTGGCTTCGCCGAACAGCAGCCCGACGAGGACGGTGTCCACGGCGGAGAAGTGCTGGTCCCACGCCTTGCCCTTGAGGGAGTCGGGCTGGACGGCCTGGCCACCCACCTCGAAGACGTGGGCGCGGCCGGCGGCGATGGCTCCAGCCATCTCGTTCTTGCCGCGGGCAGTGGCCTCCATGACCTCGCGGACGGTCAGGTCCGAGGGCTCGGTCATGGCCACCTTGCGGCCATCGGGAAGCGTCGCTCGCCAGATCTCGCCAGCGGGCCCGTCCTCGACTTCGATGGTGGCCTTGAAGGCCTCGGCCTGCGCCTCGGTGGGAGCGTGCCGGTCACCCCAGACCCGCGAGAGCTGGAGTCGGTGCCGCGTGCGGGGGACACGCTCCTTGAACAGGTCGCCAGCGACGTCGATGTAGCTGACGTCAGCGCCATCGACCTTGCGCAGCGACATGCGCACGCCCTCGGCGGCGATGTCCATGGCGACGACTTCGGCGACCTTGGAGTTGCGGCCGGCAGCACCGGCGGCAGTGGCCACTTCGGTGGCGGTGAGGTCGGCGAGGACGACGGTCGGGCCACCGCGGAGGGAGACCTCAACGGCAGCACGGGGAGCGGTGGACATGGGGGCTCTCCAGTCCGGGTGTGGGCGGGCCCGAGGGCCCAGGGGCCTCAGACGGCGGCGCGGGCCTTGCCGGTCTCGAGGGTCATGCGGATCGTGGTCTTCTCGCCACGCTGCACACCCCGCTCGAACGCCGTCTTCTTCAGCGCCCGGTAGAGGTAGCTCTTCACGCTGCCGTTGCGGTAGCGGGTGGTCTCGATGAGGCTCAGCTCGCCCGGCACGCGGGCGGTGGCGGCAGCGTCGAGGACGTCCGCCAGTTCCTGGGCGCCGGGCGTGGCCTCGTCGATTTCGACCTCCAGCTCGTGCCCCTCGGGAATGGTATCGATGTTGCGGTCCACCGTGCCCAGAGGCTTGGAGACGAGCTTGGTGATGACCGCGCGCTGGCGGTAGCGGACGGTCTCGTAGAGGCCAACGAGGGCGCCGTCGTACAGCACCTTGACGCTGACGTCCTTGCCTTCGTTGGCGAGGCCGGTGTCGGACATGGGGTCTCCGTGCGGGGGCGCGCCCCGAGGTCGAAGTGGTCAGAGGCGGGCCGGCTCAGGCCGTGACGACCGTGGTGCCGGCCTGCATCTTGAAGACGATGGTGTCGGCGGTGCCGTAGATCTCGACCGCCACAAGGACGACCCACTGGTTCGTGTCCAGGCTCGCCTCGGTGTTGCCCGAGAAGGGGTCGATGGCGAACGACTTGATGCCGTGCCCGAGCTCCTTCTCTCCAAGCAGCCACGCAGAGATGGCAGCGACGAAGCCGCCGGTGTTCGGCCCTAGGGCTTCGGCTGCCAGGTCGATGTCGAGCTGGGTCTCCGTGTAGTTCACCGCGAAGCGGGCGAAAGCCTGCTGGAGGTAGTCGACCAGCCGGCGGGAACGGAGCTTGGTGTGGCCAGTGAGTGCCGTGGACACGCCCTTGCGGATGATGGCCCCGCCGAGGTCGCTGGACATCATCCACGGGGCGATGCCTGCGGCGTTGAGGCTGTCCATCGTCGAGCGGCTGGCGGACTCGTCTTCCAGGCCGGTGATGCCCTTGAGGTAGGGGGCGCCGGGAGCCCCGCCGGCGGACACCCAAGGGTCCACCGCAGCCCAGGCGAAGGCGGCGAAAGCGTTCCCATCCACCTCGATGTCGGCCACCGTGTCGGCGAAGAAGTTGGCCGTCTTCACCATCGGCCACGGGTAGTGGAGCCGGTCCGCGCGGTAGCTGGCGACGTCCGTGATGGCGTCAGCCGTGGCCTGGCCGTCGGTGGTGCAGAGGGAGGCGATGCCCTTGTCGGTGTCGTCCACCCACCCCTTCACGCCGGTGTTCACCCCGGCCTTGAGGGCTTCGGGGACCTCCGCGCAGAACAGCACGTCGCACTTCACGCCCTCGCCGTAGAACTGCCGGATCCCGACCGAGCTGCTGATGCTGCCGGTGTAGTCGGCGGCGACCGCGGTGCCGTCGGAGCCGCTCGTCAGCGCGGTGGCACTGCCGGTGGCCGGCATCGCGCTCGGACTGGACTCGGTGATTTCGACGTAGGGGTCGGAGATGGCCGCGACGTCGGTGGTCGCGAGGTCTTCGTAGGTCTCCGAGTACCCGGTGCCCACCGCAATGGTGAGGTTGCGCTTGGCAGCGTCGCCGCCGGTCGCAGCCTCCCAGTGGTAGGTGATGCTGTTGCCCAGCGCGCCCGGGTACTTCGCGGTGATGGTGAAGGAGCCAGTGCCAGCCGTGATGGCGCCCGAGCCTGCGCTGGCCTGCGAAGTCGCGGCGATTCGGCACACCTTCAGGCCGCCCGCAGGCCAGGGCTTGTTCAGCAGCGCCAGGATGGCCGGGTAGGTCGTGAAGTCCTTCGAGGCCCCGAAGCCGTCCGGGTAGAAGGTGTCGAAGAACTCGCCGAAACTGCCAACGGTCTGGACGCTGTTGACCGGCCCCCAGGGGAGGTCGGCGACCATACCCACCACGTTCGAGGCGCCGCCGGCCACCCGCTTCGGAGCGGGGACCTCCAGCATGTTGACGCCGTAGCCGGCCTGGCTCAGGCCTTCGATGCGGCGGACGAGGCTGCCCATAGATGCTCCTCAGCTCGCCGTGACGAGCGTGGTGGTCTCGGAGCCCGACGCGCCGCCGGTGGCGGTGATGGTGGCGTCGAGCTGGTTGATGAGGTTCGAAGTGGTGAGTCGGACGCGACTGCTCTGGGCGCGGAGCGTGAAGCGCCCTCGCCATGCCCCGCGCGGGGCAGCGTCGCCGTCCTGGTCGACCCGCCGAGCGTCCACTTCGAAGTGGACCGGCAGGCCGTGGTAGTCGTCGTGTGTGAGCTGCAGCCCACTCGACTGAGGCACCAGGTTGTCCAGCGCCTGGTCCAGCGCCTCCATCGCGGGTGCGAGGTGGGCTCGGTAGGGGACCCACAGGTCGACCTGAACCACCCACTCGAGGTTCGCCACCTTCCAAGTGGTCTGGTCGCCTGAGAGGCCCAGCGGGATTGGGTTGCAGGCCATCTCGTCCGGATCTCCGGACGTGAGCGCGACAAGCACCCCCTGGAGGTCGGCATCTTCGCTCCAGTCGGGCCAAGCGGTGCGGACGTCGAGGGTCCGGAAGCTCGCAGGGAGCGCCGATAGGTCCACCGAGGAGCCCAGATGGGCTGCCAGGGCGTCAGCTGCGCTGGTGACCGGGTCGACCGCCACAGCTACCTCCGAGACTTCGCCTTGAGACGACGGATGGCCTCGGTCCGGAAGTGGCGTGAGAGCTTCACGCGGAGGTTGCCGAGGATGAGGTGCGGCTTCGAGCCGCGGATATGGATGGCCCGGCGGATGGCGAAGGCGGCCGAGCGGATGTCCGCATCGGTGGGCGGTCCGCCGTCGCGGCCAGTGACCACACCCTCGGGCACCAGCTTCCGGCGCACCCACTCTTCGATTGGGGCCAGCGGGGGGCCGGGTCGCCCCGGGCGTCGTCCGTGTTCGATGACGGACGAGTGCGGCGAGCTGTTGCCCACCTGCGCGCCGTCATGCGTACGTCGATGGTCCCAGGACAGCTTGAAGTGCCCCTGGTCGACGAGGCCCTTCTCGTCGGTCGACTGCACCGCCAGTGTCTCGCCCCGCAGGGCGGTGTCCAGCGCGGTATTCCGCAGCAGGTCGGTGTCCTGCCGCAGCCTTCGGCGAAGGTGCTTGCCGAAGTCGCGGGCACGGATGTGGAGCTCGGGCATCGGTCACCTCGCGCGGCGACGAAGATGCACCCGCCACCCGAGGTACTTCTCTTCCGGCTCACGAACGACTGTGTAGGCCTCGCCATCGATGAGCCACTCCACCTCGACGCCGCCGGTGCGTGGGTTGAGGTCGGTGACGCTGTAGGTGGCTGAGATCCGGTCCACCACAAGGTCACCGTCCCTCCACACGCCCGGCTGAGCAGCTTGGAGGCGGGAGGTCGGAGGACGGACCCGGGGCACAGGCGCCAGAGTCACCGTATCGACGGTGGGGGTGCCTACACCCGGTTCGCCAGACCAGGTCTTCGTGCGGACCTGCACGGCACGAAGCCGCAGCCCGCAGAGGTCGTCGACGATGTCCGTCCGGGCCTCATCGACGATGGCGACGAGGTCGTCTCGGAGGGCCATCGGTCATTCCTTGAGTGGGTAGGGCTCCAAAATGTCGGCGTGGTGCTTCTTCAGCCACGCAGCCATCTCGCCGGAGTAGACGTCGCGCCGACTCAGGCGGAGCGTGCGTCCGTTGGGGCCCGTGCAGACCTTCTTCTGGGTGACGCGCACCGTGGGGCCAAGGGTCGGTCCCGTGGGCTTCGCGGGCTCCCGCTTGGCCTTCGCACGCGACCGGGCGCGCTTCGGCACCTTGGGCTTCGGCTTGTCGGCTGGGGCGGGCTCGGCAAGGGGCTCGGGCTCGTCTCCGGCATCTTCGGTCGCGTCGCCTTCGCGGAACGCCGCCACGTCCTCGACGGACACGTCGGCCATCTCGGCGACCTTCTCGTCGGACAGTGTGCCGACCATGTCGGCGAACTTCTCCAGGCGCTGTTGGGCGTCTGCGTCCATGTCAGGCTCCTCGGCGGGCGATGCCCGCACCAGATCCACCGGCGCTGAACACATCCACGCGCGGAGTGACCCCGAGCGTGTTGGCGATGAGGCGCACCAGGCGGCGGCCCTCCATCCAGAGGGCACGGATTTCGTCGTGACCGGCGAGGGTGACCTCTTCGGCCTTCACCACCTTCTGTCGGCCCCAACTGGTCTGGAGCTGCGCGTCGATGGTGTCCAGCTGCGAGAGGGCATCGGTGACCCGAGCCTCGCCGAAGGTGGAGAGCGACGACATGCCGCCCTCGAGGTCCGAGAAGCTCGCTCGGAACCCATCGGGGTAGCCGAGCCAGTATCGGACCTTGCTCTTCTGCTCGTCGGTGAGGGCCATGGGACCTCAGGGTGCGACGAGGTTGGCCATCTCCGGCGCCGTGTAGGAGTGCCGGGGCACGCCGCACGGGGCACCCGCGGGGATGCCGTCGTAGATGGTGCCCTGGGCGGCCAAGCCACCGGCGGCGTCGAAGTCGCAGGACGGGTCCGCGACGAACACGCCGATGACGGCCTTGGTCTCGGTGAGATCTGGCAGCGCCGCGAGGGCAGCGGTGGCTGAACCGACGTCAGCGCCAGCGGCCACCGAAGCCGCGCCGGCCGAGTCCAGGTAGAGCCAGTAGGCCCGGTAGCTGGAGGCGTCGGTGTCGGTCTCGCCAGAGAGGTTCCACAGGTCGTCGGTCGACGCCTTGGTGGCCGAAGCACCAGCCACGCGGAAGTCCACGCTGGCCGTGGTGCGCAGGTTGCCGGCCGTGGTGCCGTTGCCGATGCCCGGATCGTCGTAGGTCGAGAAGGCGGCCAGCATGGTGAGCGAGTTCTGCCGGGCCCACAGCTCGTCGAGCTCGCTGCGCTTGCCGGTCTTGCGGATGTACGCGGTCATGCCGCCTCCGAAGGGGGTCGTGTAGGGGATGCGGTGACGCCGGCCTCACCGTGGGGTGGGCCGGGCGTCAGGGTGCGCAGCTCAGATGAGGGTGAGCTTCGCGAAGCTGTTGCGGCGCTTCCAGGCGAGCTGCAGGTAGACTTTGACCATGACCTTCATGGCGTCACCGGTGCTGGCGAGGAGCTGCACGTAGGGGACGAGGCGACCGCCCTCGCCGTGGAGCTGGCGGAGTCCGGCTTCGATGTCGCTCAGGGGAACCTCGGTGCCGGTGAGCGCGAGGAACGCCTGCCGGACCTCGTTGGGGGACACTCGGGAGTTCGCCGCGGGGATCTGCCGGATCTCGACGTCGCGAGCCGACCACGCGTAGAAGGTGTTGGCGGTGCAGTGGCGGTCCTCGATGTAGGGCACGCCGTCGATGGTCACCGCGCGCACACCCATGGCGGCGTAGATGTCCACCATGCCGTTGGCGCCACGCACCATGACGGTGGTGTCCTTGTTCTCGTCGGCCAGCCCGCGCACCTTGTCGAAGAGCGCACCGGGGCAGGTGACGAAGTCGGGGTCGCGACCGGTGGCATCCTTCACCGGGCGGTGCAGGAGGGTGCGGAGCTTCTCCTGGGAGAGCTGCGAGGTGGCGAGGGTCTGCTCGGAGGCGAGCCAGTCCGAGTAGGTCGCCGACGCCAGGCCCGCGAAGGTGCCGGCCGTGCCGTCGATGGCGATGGCGGCGCCGGCCAGCTCGGTGGGGCTGGCGGAGGGGTCGCCGCCGTAGAGATCGGACGACACCTCGACGGTGAGGTCGTGGGTCGCGTCGATGACCTCTTCCAGCAGGATGTCGTTGAGGTCGCCGGCCCCGGAGCCGTTCGAGGCAGCCGCGACCGCCTGGGCGAGCCCGGACACCTTGGCGCCCTTGCGGTACTGGGCCCAGTTGAGCGACGCCTTGGCCCGGGTGTGGGCGTCGTAGTCGGCGTCTGCCATGTCGGCGCCTTCGGAGTAGGCACCACCAGCGGAGCGACCGCTGAACTTGGCGTTCCAGACGCAGGTGGCGTTCCGGCCCTGCTTCACTGCGAGCAGGTTGGGCAGGACGACGTCGGTCCGGAACTGCTCGGTGGTCCGGGACATGAAGATGAGGGAGAGCGCCGCCGAGAACGCGGAGAGAGACACGGTGGCCATGGGAGGGCCTCCTGTGGTGCTTGCGGCCGTCAGCGCCGCTGGGTGGTGCCGGTCTGTCGGCGAAGGAGAGTGGTCAGCTGCGAAGCGCGGCCGTGTTCATGCGACCGCTGAAGGAGCCCCAGTCGACCTGGCCGGACTCGGTGCGGGGCACGGAGCCACCGCCCTGCGGCTGTCGACCGCCGGTGCCGTCGCCAGTGCCGTTGGCTCCCGTCGCGGGGATGTAGGTCTTGCCGGCCTCGGTCGAGGCCCAGCCCTTCAGGCCGTCGGCCATCGCCATCTCGTCGACGTAGCCCTTCTTCTGCTGGCGGTAGATGGGCTGGCCGTTGTCGTTGAGGTCGACCACCGGCTTGCCGTCCTCGGTGCGGAGGGTGCGTAGGACGGGAATGGCCAGGTCGTGCTTGTCGGCGGGGATGCCGGCGGCTGCGAGGTGCGAGCGCATGGCGTTGTCCAGGGACTGCTCGCGGGCACGCTTCTCGGCCGCGGCGGCCTGGTCCTGGGCCTCGCGGTTCTGGCGCTCCATCTGCTCGAGGCGCTCCTGAAGCTTGGCGACCTCGGGATCCGGCTTGCCGTCACCCCCGGCGTCGCCCTTCCCACCCTTCGAGCCGCCATCGCCACCGCCCGCAGGCTTGAGCTTCTCGACGAGGCCGTTGAGCTTGCTGTCGAGGTCGAGACCTTCGAGAGCCTTGGCGGTGCCCTGCTCCACCATCTTGGTGGCGGCGTCGGCGGTGACGAACTTCTCGTCGAGCTTGGTGCCGAAGGCGGTCAGGCTGGACTTGATGAGCTCGCCGATGGCGGCCTTGTCTTCGTCGTTGAGTGGCATGGGGTCCTCATGCGCTGGGGGGCTTGGGTGGGGCCTGCTGGCCGGCGTCGCCCCACGAGGCGCGCCAGGCGGTCTGGCGGCCGCGGTCGTTGAAGTGGGCGGGGTAGTGGGCGCCGACGAAGCGGCTGCCGATGCGCTCCCACACCACCCCGGAAGCGGGGCGCTTCATGGCCTTCGACCAGGCGTAGACCGCGCTGGCGGGCACGCTCATGGGGCCGCGGACGGGGAAAGTGCGGCCGTGGAGGGCGCGGGAGAGCGGGTGGTTCCGAGCGTCGAGGGCCTCGTCTGCGCGTCGCAGGAGGACGTCCTCGCGTCCGGGCTCGTCGAGCACGGCAGCTGCTTCTTCGAGCGCCGCGGCGTGCATCCGGTTGTAGGCGCCAGAGGTCTCCATCCGGGCGATGAGCTCGGCGCGGTGCCGGCCAGCAGCGAGCACGCTGTTGGAGGCCCCGAGCAGGCGGTCGCGGATGGTCCGGATGGAGGCACCGCGAGCGACGCCCACCACCATCACCCGCTGCATGCGCTGGATGGCGTCGAGGCCGTACCGCTCCAGGCTGCGCCGATGGAGGGCGAGGTTGCCTGCCTCGGTGAGTCGAGTGAGCGCGCGGAACTCGATCTGAGAACCAGCGGGGCCGAACTCGGACTCGCCCATCTCGACCTGCGAGAGCACCTGGGCGAGAGCCAGCTCTCCTTGGGCCTGGGCGGCCGCGGTGAGCTGGGTGTTGAGGCGGGTGACCAGCCGACGGACCCCGTCCTCAGCCTGGGCCTGCATGACCCGCATCCGCTGTGCGGTGAACGGGACGTTCAGGTCGCGGCCGGTCGCCTCCATCCGGGTCAGCTCTTCGCGGAGCTCGCGGCGGGTGGCGTCGAGGACGACCAGCACTTGGCGCGCCTGTCTGTCGGTCAGACGGTCGAGCTGTCGGCCTTGGCGGTCGAGCAGACGGTGGATGCGGGCGGTGGACGGCGGGACGTAGGCGGCGCCGCGGTTACCCGGCATCGTCGTCTTCCGGCTCCAGGCCGGTCACGTCCGAGGCTGCGAACAGTGGGCCGGTCTCGACGTTGGCCTTCTCGATTTCGGAGTGGATCCGCTCCATCTCCTCAGGCGTGGCCGCATCGGCGAGTGTGCGCTCGGCCTGCTTGCGAGCGACCACCTTGCAGTAGGTCGGCGAGTATTGGCGGGCGTCGGTGGCGAGGTTCACTGCCTCAAGCCACGCCATCAGGTCCTCCTGGTGCCAGCCGTCGAGGCCACCGACCTGAAGCTCGCTCGACCCGTCCTTGCGCAGGTCGACGATGAGCTTGAGCACCTCGCGCATCGCATCGAGGACGATGCCGGCGAAGGCGGAGAGCATCACCTCGGCGGCGCGCCAGTCGGCCTGCTTCGACTCGCCCGACATCCGGGCGCGGGCGGCGTTGCTCGACGCGGCCTGGGCCATCTGGCCGACCACGCGGTGGAGGTCGTCCCGGAGGCGCTCCACCTGGGTCTGCATGGCTTCGAAGGCGATGCCGCTGGGACCCACAAACTGCGCGGTGTCCTCACCGTCGCTGTCGCGTTCAAGCGCGAGGTAGTGCCCGTGCCCAAGGGTGGGGCGCTTCTCGTCGCCGAACTTGGAAGTGAGCACCAGCAGCTCGTTGGCGGCTTGGTGGATGGCCCAGTGCTGGTCGTTCTCCGCGCGGAGCAGAGCGACCGCAGGGTCTTCGAGGCGACCCATCGGCCACAGCAGGTGGGGCAGCTCCAGCCGGACGAGTGGCAGCCGAGGCATGTTGTGCGCTGCGGCGAGTGTCTGCTCAGCCACATCGTTCTCGGACGGTTCCCGCTTCTGTGGCGTGGACGCCCACTCCCACCGCTTGATCTCAGTGGCGGACAGGTAGGTCCAGCGGTGGACCGAGACCCGAGGCTGGTCGACACCCGCCCGGCGGCTCACCACGTCCCGGATCATGACCCACGAGAGCCGACCCGACTCGTCCTCGCCCCAGTCAATGACCTGGTCGGCGGAGACTCCCACCAAGAAGGCATCGAGGAGCCCGGCCTTGATCTCGTCGGCCATGCTGGTGGACTGCGCGGGCTGTTCACCCTCGGCGGGCTGGGGACGACGGGGGAGGTTCACCCACACCCAGGCAGACCGCTGGGAGGCCGCGTCGATGAATCGCTCGCGCCAGAACTCCGCCCAGGTGCTCCCGAGGCGGTCCGCGTTCTCCTGCAGGGAGGCGTAGAAGTCGCCGTCGATGCCGGTGATGCTGGGGGCTTCAGCGAAGAGCATCGAGGCCAGCGAGGCCAGGATGTTGCCGGTGTAGTTGTTGTAGAACGCGAGCCCGAGGCGCTCCTCGCGGACGTCGCTCGGCTCTACGGCGCGCTTCGGGAACCACTCCGACGCGAGAGCATGCCAAGTCCTGCCTCCCTCAAAGAGGGCGCGCTGCCGTTGCAGGACGGTGCCGTCGTAGGAGGAGTGGCGCTGGTCGAGAATCTTGACCTTCACCGCCTACTCCGTGCGCCGGACCATCCGGGGACTGCGTCCACCGAGCCGGGCGAAAGCTCCCTCGACTGCGTCGGGGGCGTCGTCGTTGTCCCCGTTGGGGAAGTCGTCGAACTGGTTGAAGACCGGCTGCCCGATGGAGCGGTTGAAGAGGAGCCAACCGTTCGCGGCCATCGGTTCCAGGCCAGCGATGCGGTCTTCCTTGTTCGTGGTCGATGGGTCGAGCTCGAGCTGGAGCTGGAACCACCGGCCCTGCTCCTGTCGCTGCAGGTGCTGCCGTCGGAATTCGTTGTCGAGGAGAGCCTGGAAGCCGTTGCTCTCCAGCGAGCCACGGTGGATGCCCCACACCTCGGAGGCGGACCACACGGCCTCGAGCTGCACTCCGGGGCGAGCCCGACGCATCCACAGAGCGAGCACGTAGGTGAAGCCGAGCCGGTCCCGGGCGAGCGATGCCACTGCACCGAAGTCGGCACCGCTGCCGCCCATTGACGGGTCCCACCGCAGGTAGCGGCGGGTCTCGGCGAGGGGGACCTCGCGTCGTCTCCCGAACTCATCGGGGTCGGACACGATGACGAGCTCGCCGTTGCGCTCGACGATGTCGAAGCGGCGGAAGCTCTCGCTCACGAAGAGCTGGTCATCCGGGTTCCGTGGGTCGTTCTGGCGCTCCCGCATGAAGCTGCGGAGGCCGTTGGACCAGATCTCCCGGTACAGCTCGAAAAGAGGTGCCGCGACCGGATCGAGCACCTCGGCGCCGGCGTTCATCGCCTCCCGGTTGGCCTCGTAGAAGGCCCGAGCACAGGCGGACCGGATGGGCTCCTCGCCCAGCTCCAGGTCCAGGTAGATGCGGCGGGCGCGGTCCCAGAGGTCCGTGCGGTCCGGCCACGAGATGATGGCCTGGTACTTCTGCCCCACCCAAGCAGGTGACTTGAGGATGCGGGCGATGACCGCGTCCGAATGCAGCACCGTGCCGACCCAGTCGAACACCGACCGTGCCTCGATGGGGCCTGCCTTGAGGACGTCATCCTGGAGGAAGTGGTGGTCCTTGTCCCGCTGCTTCGGGTTGCGAACCTTGTCTGGGCGCTCGCAGTCGTCGAGTAGATACCGGGTGGGTCGGATGCCACGAATGTTGGAGCCGCGCATCTGCGAGTTCATGCTCTTGGCGACCAGCCCGAACATCGGGAGACCTGGCCCCGAGCCGTGCCACTTCGCGACACCACCCTCAATCTGGAAGGGGCCGAAGAGCCGGCAGAACTCCGACTCCTCGTCCTTGAACATCTGCCGGATGTGGTCCGAGATCCCGTATGCGAGCCCCTGCTCGGCAGACAGCACAGCGCCAACGACATCCAGCCCGTAGGCCAGCGCGTGGACCATGGTGCCCTTGCCGGTGGTGGTCTTCGCGATGCCACGCGGAGCGGCCTTGCAGCGGAGGGTGTTTCGCTCGCGCTCATGCCACGGTGGGTCGACCTCGTTGAGCACCACCTCGTGGAACTGGTTCCAAGGGCGATTGAACAGGTCGGGCCAGCACCACTTGAGGAAGAACCCTCGGTCGTAGCGGCCCCTGGCGCGGACGAGGTCGTCACGCACCTCAGGGGTCGACGACACCCAGAGCTGCTCGAACTCGTCTGGAGGCAGCTTCGCCACGCGGGCCGCCAGTGTTTCCCACTCCGACGCCATTGAGCTTGTCCTCGAACGCCAGGATGTCGGGGCACTTGTCAATGAGGACGCCCAGGGCGATGGAGGCCTCCTTGGCCCCGCGGGGAGACCAGGCGAGCTGCTTCAGCGCCTTCTCCAGGTCGATGCGTTCACCCACATCGAGCTCAACAGCTTCCGAGAGCTCCCGGATGCTGAGGATGGGCTCCTCAAGCTCACCCGCCAGGTAGAGCAGCAGGCGCTCCACCGCAGTCCGAAGCATCGTGCGGGCGTAGTCGTCCATCGACTCGGCCGACAGCACTGCCCGAGACCCGCGCGGAGTGAGTCGGTAGCCCTTTGGGGGGACGCCCCTTTGGGCCCCCTTGTTCCCGCTGCTGGCGGGGCTTCTGGGGGGACCATCGCGCGAGGCAGGCGAGTTGGACCCGTGGTCCCCCGTCTCTGCCGTGCTGACAGGCCTCTTGGGGGGGCCTTCTTGTGCTTTGCTCGCGCGTGCTGCCCGCACCCAATTCTTGATGGTGGTGACTGGGATGCCGAAGTGCTTGGAAGCCGCCTTCGCACCACAGCCCTCAGCCTCAATCCAGGCGAGGACCTCTTCCTTCGGTGCTCTTTTCGTGGGTCGTCCCATCTCTCACCTGTCCACTGGCATCGGGACCGGTGACGTAGGCGGGACCGCCCGGCGCATTTCTACACCTGCCAAAACCCTACCATGAACGTTCGAACAGCGCAACACACGTTCACCAATTCTATGCGAGAACGCCCGCACCGCGGAGCATCCCGGCGAGATAGGATTCTCCTCGCCCGACATGAGCACTGGCCGACGAGACCGAACACTTGAGCTGGGTGGCGGCCTCGCGGAGAGTCATCCCGTCCCGGTGCTTGTTCACGACGATGAACCAGGCGGTGGGCAGGTCCTCGTGGAGACGCTTGAGGCACTGTGCGAGGGTGCAGAGCGTGGCCAGCACATCGTCGAAATCACCGCCGCCCCCACCATCGACGATGACGCACACCTGTGATCCGTCGGCCGCGCGCTCCGACCGCGGGTGCATCCCCTTGGGGCTGGTGAGGGTCTCGCGGCGCTCGAAGTACCACCGAAGCGCGCCACCCACGTCGCGGAAGCGGATCCCAGCGTCGGTCCGACGTCGGTCCATCTGCCGTTCCGCCCTCTCCAGCATGGCACTGACGTCGACGTCGGATGTCGCTCGGCGCAGAGTCCGACGGTCTGTTGCTGCGTTCATGCGAATCTCCCAAGCCGCCGCACGGGCGGGTCCTGGTTGCTGTTGGAGCCCTGGAGCTCGGGTGGTGGCCGCTCGGGCAGCCGAGGCGGCTCCTTGGGCGGATTGCGTCGGAGCCAAATGGTCAGCAGAACGGAGCCCAGCGCCACCCAGAGCACGCGCTCGGACATCCGCCACAGCCACAGGTTGGTGAGGAAGCCAGGCCAGATGTCGGCGCCGATGGCACAGCACAGGCCCATCACCGAGGCAGCCATGAGGGTCACCTCGGGGCGGAACTCGCGACTCACGCCGCCCCCCTGGGTCGCACCGGCTTCACCGCCGAGCGCAGGTTCAGGAACCACCCGTCATCGAAGTCGAGACCGACCGTCAGCAATGCCGACTGGGCATGCACGTAGCCCTTGTGGACATGGTAGCGGTCGTCGGCCGAGAGGCTCGGGAGCGTGAAGGCGACGATGCCTCGGTCCTCGTGGATCTCGTAGGACTCGCGCTCGGAGACCGTGCGGCGCGACCGCGTCGACACCCGCTTGGCCTTGGTGTGATGGAGGTGGCCGAGGAAGGCGAAGCGGTGGGTGGTGCGCCCCCACAGCTTCGGCCACTGTCCCGCCATGAGCCCAGCAAGGGCGTTGGCCTGGCCCACCCCGTCGCCGTGGTGGAAGAGCAACATGTTCGCGCCATAGTCGAAGGCCACGTAGCTGCAGCGCTCCTCGCGGACGGTGACCCGGTCGTCCTCTCGGAACCACGCGGCCAGGAAGTCGGCGAGCACCTGGCCGAGCATCCGGTCGTGGTTGCCGGGGACGTGGACGACCTCTACCGGGGCTGCGCTCGACAGCAGGTGAACCAGGTCCCGTGCGAGCGTGGAGCCCTCCGCCCAGATGGCCGACGGAGTCGCCGCGGAGTCTTGCGGGGTGCCGCGGGTCGTGGTGTTGAGCGAGTTGTCGACGTTGAACCAGTCGCCACCCACCGTCAGGTAGATGATCTCTGGCGCACAAGGGAGGCTCGCAAGGATGTCGCCCACGGCCTCCATGAGCCGCTTCCTCGCGGTGAGCAGGCTCGCTGCCTCGCCCCCGCCGTTGATCTTGTCGTGGAGCTTGCCGACGTGGAGATCCGTGGGCGAGACGACCAGTGCGTAGCGCCGGGCGCTCTTGGGCCTCACGACCATCCGGGCCTTGGGGGGCTCGTAGTTGGCAGCAGCAACTTCGATGGCTTCGCGCAGGGGCTCGAGCGTGCCCGCCTCGTACTGGCGCCACCGGTCGGCATCGGCCTGGGTCTTCCGCCAGTCGATGCGGTCCGCCTTCACTGTGGCGCGACGGAGCTTGATGGCCGTGAGGCGCTCGGTCAGCTCCTCCTCGGTCATGGCCTCGATGTCTTCACGCAGCACTGGCGTGGAGGTCTTCGTCCACCCCATGGCCCGCCGGATCCCGTTGAACTCGTTGCGGGTGAGCCCGTTGGCGATGGCCACCTGCTCCATCGTGTGGCTGTCGGTGTAGTCGAGGAGCATCTGCTCCACCGCAGCCTTCGTCCGGATGACCGCGCCAGCCTTCCCGGGGAACGTGAAGACGTAGGTCCCGTCCTCTCGAATTTCAAACTCGTAGCCGGGATCTGGGTCGAGGTCGTCGGCGAGCACCTCGGTGGTGCCAGCCCGACGCTGGCGTTCCGCCTCCAGCATCTCGCCCCACAGGCCAGAGTCCTGCAGCTCCTTGGCGACAAGCCGGGCCTCGCGCTCAGTCACATCGATCTCGGAGCGGATGATGGTGGAGCCGATGGGCTTCGACCAGCTCGGGTCCTTGCGGGCCAGGCGGGCCCCCATCAGCTGCCGCAGGCGGTCCTCGTGCTCCGCGACCAGCACGGTGGCGTCGGCCGACATCAGGCCACCAGCAGCACGGCGTCTTCGCCGTCGCCATCGGTTGGGGTCTCGTTGCCCTCTTCGCACCCGCCAGGCGGATTCACCTCGAGCTGGACGTCCAGCCCATCCTGGAGCCCAACCTCATAGGCGGGGCCCGCTGCGGCGACGTACCCAGCCGAGTAGGCCACGGCCGTGGTCAGCACCACGAGCATGGCGGCCCAGAAGACCACCGTGTCCCGCCTCCACACGACGACGCGCGGGGGCCTTGGGGGCAGAGGGGCTGGCGGCGGACTGTAGGACGGGAACGGAGCGGTGGCGGTGCTCATCGGGCGCCTCCTGCGAGACGAAGGTTGGCGGGGAGAGCGATGCGGGTCAGACCAGCTGAGAGCGAATCGACGCCGCGCCGCTCGGAGATGCGGCCGGACCGCTTCGGCGTGGTGGGCACGCTGGCGATTGCGCTGGCGAAGCCGGGAGGCGGGGTGGGCCCTGGCCAGTGGCGCGGGTGAGGCAGTTCGGCATCGGGGTCGAGTCCACGGCGAGCGCACTCCGCGCGGTACGCCGCGTCGGACCGGGAGTGCAGTCCGGGGAGCCACTGGCTTGCCAAGTCGTGGGCCCCAAGGTGGAGTGCTGCTCGACGCTCGGCCTCGAGAACCCTCGCCATTACCTGACCCTGCGCGTGGGGCAGCAGGTCGAAGGGGCGGCGGTTCCACGTCCTGGGGTCCTCGGCCACTCCTTGAGGCCTCGGCGCTGCCCGAGGCAGGTGCTTTGCGAGGTCAGCTGGACGAGGCCAGAAGGCGCCGCGCTCGGGCTCATCCATGTGTGCAACAACCGCGTCCACCTCGCGGCCTCGAATGCGGTCGCCAAACACCCGGCGCCACATCTTCGCAGTCTCCCGCATGTGGCCCTGGAAGGCGGCCTTCTCCCCGCCTCTCGACGGTGGCAGCGGGCCGTTGCGCAAGCCGGCCACGGCCAACATCCCCAACGCTTCGCGTTCGCTCTTGGTCAGTCCATCGCCCATCATCCGCTCCTCCGCCTCAAGGGCACGACGTTGCCGTCGCTGAAGTCGTCACCACCGAGTTCGTTGATGGCAGCGAGGTCATCGGCCACCGAGGCCCGTCTTCGCGCTGCCGCTCGGTGTGTTCTGGTGCGCGGCCGGCCAGCCGCGTCCCACTCCCGGGCAGCCCGCAGCCGGTCGTCCCAGCGGGTGTGGACCATCAGGGTCGCCGTAGACCTCGAGCGGTCGACCCCGTCGTCCCAGCCCTCGCCTCGGATGTGGCGAGCGAACAGTGGGTGCGGGCATTCGCGAGCAGCCAAAGCAAGCAGCTCAACATCCTTGAGCCACTCGACCAAGTCAGGCCAGTCGAGTGCCTTGAGCAGGCTCAGCATCGGCTTCGTCTTCGTGGCGGACCGGGCCACATTGAGGGGCTTTGCGCCTTCGTCGGTCCAAGATGACCAGCCCAGAGCCCACGCCTCCGGCAGAGGCTCACCTGTGATGCAAGATGCCGCCCGGAGCACCGTAGTGGTCAGGTGCCGACGGTCAATCCGCTTGGGAAGCCGAGCGTTTGAGGCCCACCTGGGCATCGGCGGCACGCGCTGCCCCCCGGCACGGGGGGCTTTGGGGGGAGACCCCGAAGGGGTCTGCTCTGGCTCTGGGCTCTGTTGCTCTGGCTCTGGAGGTACGCGCGTGTCGCGAACTTTGCGCGCCGACTGCGCGTGAAGTGGGCGTGAAGTGGGCGAGATCTTGCCCGAAGACGCCGTGTCCATCGCGTTTGCTGCGCTGGAAGTGCGCGCAGGCTGCGCAGCGGGTGCGTGCGAACTGCGCGGGCCTGGGTCGGGGGTCGTTTGCCAGCGACCCTGCATGGTGGTGCGGGCGACGTGCGGCTTCACGTTCCATCGCGCGGCCATCTTCCGATAGCCAGGGATGCGCTTCGGGAAGCGGGTGCGGCCCGTCGCCTCTCGTTGACGGACCTGGTCAGCCCACCAGCGCAGGTCGGCCACCATCATCTCGGCGGGCCACGGCGCCCCTGACCTCTCCATGGCCTCGGCGACGTGCGGCCACGCTTCGACTGGGCATTGGAACCACGGCCGCGTCATGCCGCCCCCTTCGCCTGGTTGCAGGGCGGACACAAGGCCTGGAGGTTGGACTCCTCGTCTGGACCACCCTTGGAAAGTGGGGTGACGTGATCCATGTGCCAGCCCGGCCGCAGAGTCGCTCCGCAGATGGTGCACCGCCCGTCGCTCAAGAGGAAGACTCGGCGCCGAACACCGATGCCATGGTCCTTGCGGACAGGGCCCGCCCTTGGTGCGGGAGGGCTTGGCGCAACTAGCCTCTCAACATGGCGACGATACACCCCGGCCTGGTTGCGCCCCCAGCGGTCGGTGTGCGGCGTCAGAATGCCCGCGTCGAGCAAGGCCCCCAGGTGGCGAGAGATGGTCTTGGATCCTCTGATCCCACAAGCGTTGCGAATGAAGGACCGTTCGAGGGCAGCCACAGTCCGGTCGCTCAGGTGACCGTTGCGGTCGGTTCCCGAGCGTCCGATGTGCGCGAGAAGAATGAGGCGCTGGAGCGGGTGCAGATTGGACCCCAACACAAGCAGCGCATCATCAGGTAGGGCCTTGCACTGCTGGGCAGTGGAGTCCACCGTTGCCTGCTTCAAGACTTCGCTCATCGCTTCACCCAACCCGGACACGAGGTCCCGTTCGGCACGGACGTCGGCGCGCGGCCATCGTCTGGGCTCGGGTTGACGCTGTTCGCCCACTGCCAGCCGCTGACACTCCGCTCGTCGCCGGGGACGCTGCCGGGCGGCTTCTCGTCGGGGCTCAGGTGCGTGCACTTGCGCAGCCACAGGCCGCAGGTGGTGCAGAAAGCCAGAGTGCTCGAGGAGCGACCGCTACGCTGACGCTGGACCATGGGTCCTCCCCAGGGCCTGGAGGCCCTTCAGCGTTGGGCGCCGAGCCCGGGCCGGGATGACGGTGCTGTCGCGGACCAGCTCTTGGAAGGCCTGCCGCCAGTTGCCGGTTTCGGCCCCCGACTCGCTGCTGCCGCCGGTCATCTCCAGCAGGTGCCTGTAGGGCACACCGTCAGGGGCAGCGGCAAGCGTCTCGACGATGGCCCGGCGAAACCGTTCCTGTTCGGTGGCGGGTGGCCGGATGCGCCCGACGATGCACCCACCGCGCTCGATGTCCTCCACCCGGCGAAACCGCTCCCAGCCGTGGCGGCGGAACTGGTCGAGCTCGGCTGGGTCCAGGCGGGGGTGGCCGCAGGGCATCACGAGCCCCTCGACCTTCAGGCGGCGGACGGCTCGGGACACCTTCACCGCCAGCTTGTCGCGCAACTCCTCGCGCTCAGCGCGAAGAGCGCGTCGCTCTCGCCAAGCGGCGGCGGTGGGCAGCGGGCCAGCCGGGGGCAGAGGCGGAAGCAGGCGGGCTGTGATCTGCTCGACAGTCAACCCGACCGGGAAGTCCACGAGGCACCCCAGTACCCGCCACTTGAGGCCTCGACGGACCTTCGGCTGGGGGCGCTGGGCCTCCGTGGTTGGCGCCGGTTCCCCGTCCGGGAAACGGGCCGCGATGGCGACACACCCACTCATGCGGCCCTCCCGAACAGCGCGAGCTGTCCCGGCAGGCCGGTCACGGCGGGCTCGGCCAGCCTGGGCACGGGGCAAGCGAACGACAGCCCGCGATGGGGCGGGTGGCCGCTGGTGTCCCAGGCGCCCGGCGCGGGCAGCACATGGGCCTGGTGGCCCTGGAGTCGGTCAGACATGGCCCACAACACAGCCCGGAACGCCGGTACGGGGCCGACTCTGTGCCAGTTGGGTTGGCTCAGGGCGCGGAACCCTCCCCACTTCCGGTGGACGAAGCACATCATGCGGCACTCCGCAGGTCCCGCTCGCGCTTGGCCAGCACAGCCAACCCAAGCCCGAGTGCCTGCCAGGCGTGCCCGGCCACTCCGTAGAGAGGGCCCCGGTCGTGTCGTGTTCCCTTGGCCGCCTTGGGTCCACCGTGGATCTCGATGCAGCGCTGGCGGACCAGCGCATCGCGGTTGCCCTTGCCGGAGATGTCCAGCTCTTGGAGCACCTCGCGGCGGAACATCAGCACGAGCTCGCGGTCGCGGCAGATCTCCTGGATGCGGCCCACCACCTCGGACGTACGAAGCAGCGAGACGCCAGCGATGCCGTAGGACTGGACGCGCTCGCAGGCGATGATGGTGTGGGAGGGCAGCGACTCGATGTAGGCGCGGACCTGGTCGAGCGTCGCGGCCTTCTTCGTCGCACACACCCGCCCGCACTCGTAGCGGACGAACCCAGAGGTCTCGGGTCCGGGGTCGATGGCGAAGATGGGCGGGGGGTAGATCATCGTCATCGGACCTCCAGTCGCGGTCGTTCTACCGGTGCCAGTTCGGTCGCCCGCTCGGCCCAGACTTGGGAGGCTCGGACGAGGTGCTTGTGTGCGATGGCGGATGCGCCTCGCGGAGCGCGCACGTCCTTCCACTTGAGGACTCGGTTGGATGCGGGGCCGGGCACCCCGACCTTCCAGTCCACAACCAACGGGGGTGCGGGGTCAGGGGATTTGCGGTCCAGCCGGAACGGGGGACGCGGGCCAGGCAGCGTCTTCCGTTGGGGGATCATGATGTTGAGCAGGTCAGCCCGGAAGCCCGCGCCGTACCAGGTGGACCGCAGGATGAAACACACCCGCCGTGCGTGGCGAAAGGCCACCGCGACATGCTCGTCAGCCCGCTTGAACGGCGGGTTGCCGATGATCCAATCGAAGCGCACCGGCCACGATGCCGGCCGTTCGGCGTCCCACTGCCCGAAGTCGGCCTGGCTGGCCCGCTCGGGCGCCACCATCCTCAGGCCGGCAGCGTCGGGGTCGAGGTCGTTGACCCACAGGTCGGCGCCCGCGGCGAGCAGGGCCTCGACGAACGCGCCGGAGCCCACCGCGCCTTCAAGCACGGTGTCGCCGGGCCGGATGTCGAGCTGGTCGACAATGGCCTGGGCGAGCGCCTTGGGCGTGTAGCAGCGGTCGAGCGGGTCGGGGCCGGGCATGTTGTCTGCTCGAATCGAGAAGGTGGGAGAGGCCCCATCCGCGGGCGCTGGTCAGTGGGGAAGACCGGAGGGGAATCACATGGGCGGCGTGCCAGCGGATGGGGCCGGAGAAGTCAGCAGGCGGGGCGGGCGCGGTCGCCGGCGACCTGCTTGCGGGGCGGCTGCTGGCGGTCGAGCCCGTGCGCCTCGCGGATGTCGCGACGGAGGGCGCGCAGTTCTTCGAGGATGGCGAAGCCGGTGCGGTGCATGCCGTCGAGCTTGCTCCAGAGGCTGTTGAGGGATGCGCGAAGGGCTGAGGTCATGCGGCCTCCCGGACCCGGGTCGAGTCGAGCGTGGTACGGTCGCGCCGACTCAGAAGGGGGGCGGTGCTGGCCCTGGAGTCGAAAGAGGACTGATGACTCCAAACAATGTCTGGAATGTCGAGTGGCCCGATGCGGCCGGAACGGGCGACCTGCTTGTGTTTCACAACCAGCCACAGGAGCTTGGCGTTGCAACGCTCACAGCATCGTGGACCCAAGCTGTCGCCTCGTTGAAGGCGCTCTACCGGCAGCCGGAGTTCATTCGCACGTTTGCTGGAAACCACCAACTCCCGCCTATTGCTGCGGTGATGGTGCTGGAGAACATGGTGCCCAAACCCAACGCCCCCAACCCTCTCGATGAAGAGTACGTCGATGCGCCCGACTGGCTGCTCGACATCTTCTTCTACGAGGGATGGAGAGCCCAGATGGTGGAACAGCGCGGAGGGCGCACCTTCAAGCACCTCATCCGCTGGCCGAATTGCCCGCGACCCAAGGTCGCTCCGATGGGGGATGGTCACCTCCGGGTGGGGGGCAGCCTCACCGCACACCACCAGGGAGGCGATGTGATGCTGCTCCGAGTCACCGCTACGTGCATCTGGGCGCGGCCACCGAACCCTTGAGGTGGTCATGGCTGGCGTTCCTGAGGCAGCAGCTCGTGCCGGAAGATGCCTGGATAGAGGATGGGGAGTTCGTCGGCGCCGCCGTGATGAATCAGCAGCGCCTGGAAGAGGTGCGCCTCGTGGAATGTCCTCGCTGAGGAAAAGCGAACTCCCCGTCCACCACCGAGGCACTCAACGGTTCCGCCACTCAGGGCGCATCGGAGGGCTGCAAGAGGCACAAGCATAGGGGCCGCCTCGTCGGCGAGAAGGCTCGCCTCTTCCTGCAGCCAGGCGACCACGTCTGCGGGCCCAAGAGGCTTCATCCCCGCAGCCTTGAGCGCCCGCACATAGGAGCCGACTGCGGCCTCCGAGGCCGCGGGATCCTCAAGGTCCGGAAGGCTGAGGGTGGACCGGACCCGCTGATTGGCGACAAGGTGAATGGTCACGCAACCTCCCGATTCGCCATCCGCCTCGCAAGGTCCGTCCCCGGCGGTGGCCACTCCCGGTTCTCGTGCCACTTCTCCTGGCGCAACGCGCTCAGACGAGCCTCCGGCGACCGGTGCAGCCCCTTGAGCCCCGGCGCGAGGCACCGGGCCTCACCACCGCCTAGCACCCGCGCGAGCGCCGCAGCCGACACGGTGGAGTGCCCGTTGTCGATGAGGTGTGCCAGTTCCTCTCGGAGCCAGTCGACGGTCGCCTGGGGGCTGTTCTCATGTTCAGTAGTCACGCCGCCTCCTCGATGAGGTTGGAAGAATCGGTGGGGGCGGGCCGTAGGGGCCGCTGGGAGCCACCGCTGGACCCGAAGTCGTCGGCCTCTGGAACCACCAGGCCGGTGAGGACGTCGCCGACGATGGCCTCGGGAATGAGGACCCCCAGGCCCTGAGAGGTGGCGCGCATGGACTCAACACAGGGACGCGCCCACCGGGTCGTCACGGCCGGGGGTGAGGCGATAGACCGGAGCCGCTGACCCGCAGCACGGATGCTTGCGGCCAGCCAAGGACTCAACATGCAAACCCCATTCATCGAGTACGTCGACATGCCGACGGAAGACGTCTGGCTGACGGGCAGCGAGCCTGGTCCGACCCACATCGGAACGGCCATTCTGCGAGGCAAGCGAACGACCTTCGAGCCCATGCTCATCGCTGCGTTTGCCCAGGACGAAGAGGCGACCGGGAGGCGCATCGTTGGCAACGCGCTTGCTGGCCTGAACGCGGCTGTCGAGGCCGCCAACCTGTTGAACGGTACAGGTCGCTTGGAGACCACTTTCGTGCCCTCGGCATGGCCAGCAACACCCATCGCAGAACCGGACCCTGCCGAACCAGCTGGGCACGACTGGTTCACGCTGCGCAACGGCACGAGGGTCCTGCAGTCCAACCCAGCGGCACACATCGTCATCAAGACGACAATCACGGGCTCACCCGGCCCTGTGGATGGTGATGTTGCCGTGACGGTCGCTTGTGACGCCCTTCTCGTCCTCCCCAACTAGGCCGCGGTCCTTGGCGGACTGCACCAGCCAAGCACGACGGTAAGCAGCCGCCGCGCGCGCGGCCTCGCCTTGGACGCACCGGATGGTGCGCAGACGCTCACGGGTGATGTCTGGCAGGGGCGTGTTTGCTTCGGGGCGAGGGTCAAGCTGAGCAAGCAGTACGCACAGCATGTGTTCGATGCGGTCAAGGCGGTCTTCCACTGAGCCTGAGTCACGACCGTCCTGCCCAACGATGGCGGGCTGGATGTCTGCGGCGTTCGCGTAGAGATTCAGCCGGTTGGACCTCTCCACGCACCGATTCAGCTCTGCAGGGTCAGCCCCCAGTTCCTTGGCCCGACGAACACTGATGGTCTGTTCAGCAATCACGCTGCCTCCCCCACAGTCTGTGCTGAGCTGCCCGAGTCCACCACCAGCTCCCCCGCGACGTCCCGCACGGTCCGGTTCAGCCGCGGTGCAAGAACCTCGGCGATGCGGCGTGTGGTGGACGTGGAGGGAGCGTGCCGGCCAGTCTCGAAGTGCGAGATGGCTGACGTGGTCACCTCCAGCTCCGCAGCCAGGGAGGTCTGGGTGAGGCCCGCCTGGCGGCGGAGTTCGCGAAGTCGGGACACGGCAGCTCCTGAGCTGCACTAACTATAGCGACCCTCACATCCGGGCGCAAGCCGGGTCGTCATACACTCCGCGGATGAGTGACTTGCTACGAGTTCAGGTTGCCGCGCTCCGGAAGCGTCGGCGGTTGACCCAGAAAGACCTGGGGGACGCCATTGGTGTCACGCCTGGGATGGTGTCTCACTTTGAGACCGGGCGACACGAGCTGAGTATCGAGAAGATCCAGACGGCGGCTCATGCGCTGAAGGCGCGGTGGGCGCTGGTTCCAGAGGAAGAGGAAGCCGATACCGCTTCCTCCGGGGACGCCGAAATCGAGGAGCTGGTCTCGCTACTTCGGGACCACGCTGGTTCCATCAACTCGTCCCAGCGGCACGCCATCAGGGTGATGGTTGAGGCGCTCGCGCGGAGTTGACCGCGGCCACGGGGCCTCTCTGAGCGCCCACAGCACCAGGGCGACCACCCGGAGCTTCCATCGAGGGGCGGAGGCGGCCGCCACCATGACATGGCCGAGAAGCGCGTCGCGCTGAGGGTCGTTGGGGATCACATGATCCTCCCGGTGAAGAAATCGAAGATATAGTGTTGCTAACATCTGGTGCGCCCGGTACAGGTATAGTGTTCCTCACACCGGAGGCCCCAATGGTCCACTCTTCCCCCGACACCGCCGCGATGTCCGGAGCACGCACTGAACATACAGGCTGTTCCACGGTCCTTGATGGACAGGAAATGTCCGCCATTCCGGACATCCCCGGTGAAATCTCCTGTATGGCCGCGACCGAGGCAGCTCTCGCGGACGCTCCCCCCCCTGTCCAGATCGAGAAAGGCGCGATCTGCATCTGCGGCGCCCGCAAGCGACAGAGCAAGCGCCGGGACGACGAGCCCCGCGACGTGCTGGACCAGCTGCTCGAAAGCGCCCTTCTCGAGTCCGACTACGTCGTCGGCGCGGAGACCCGGTACGAGCAGCTCGTCGACCTCGACGACTGGATCGGCGACCTCCAGGGAGAGGTGGCCAGCGCCCGCTTCTTCCGCCGCACTGCCCAGGAGTCGCTGGCCGCAGCGCAGCACAACAACGCCCGCCTGGAGGGCCTGCTGCAGCTCGCCACCAGCCGGCTCAAGGAAGCCAGCCGCACCATCCTGAACCTCTCCACGCGGGTGCCCCTGGAGCATGACGCTCTGGAGCACAGCACCCTCCGCGAGGTTCGCCAGCGGTACGCCGGCATCTTCGACGAGATGGAGACGCTGGCCCACGAGATGTGGCCCGGGGATGACGTGCTCGCTGATGTGTCGGATGCGCACGAGGTTGCGGCTCAGGCTGCCAAATAGTTCCAACACAACACACCGCGGCCGGAGGGGCCGCATGGAGGGCTCATGTCCAACACCAACGCTACGGCTGAGCAGCTCGCTGCGCTGACGGTTCCGGCGACGTTGCCGGGGGTGGTGCGACGATTCACCCCACTGCGTCGCGACATCCGCCTGCGCGAGGTCGAGATCAACGAGGTTGCGTGGGATGTCGATGGTGAACGCGGCCGTGTGTACCCAATCGAGCCGGGCGGCATGAACAGGTGGCTGGGCCTGGGCGGGTTTGATGTCCCGCTGTGGGACGCCACCGGTCGAGCCCATGTGGCTTGGGCCGTCGCGAAGCGGGTTGGAGTCACCCCGTTCGCATCGCCGCTGGAGCTGGTGGATGACACCGAGTACACCGACGAGTGCCCGCGAGAGCACCGGATCAGCATCGGGCCGGACTGCGACGTGTTCGGGGTGAACCATCTCGTCTGGGAGGGCCTTGCAGAACTTGACCCCTTCGACGACACCCGTCTCCCCGATGGCAGCCGCCTTGTGGACGCCGAGGCCCTCCGCCTGGTCGCGCTCCATGTCCTTGGGGGTGGGCAGTGACCGCCCTCGACTTCATCAACGCCCCGTCCCGCGTGGAGCACCACGCCGACCGCGACAAGTGGCTGACGGCGCGGCATGCCGACTCCCGCGCTGGCTACGTTGGGTCGACCGATGTGGCGGCCATCCTCGGGTGGAGCCGGTACGCCGGCCCCTGGAGAGTGTGGGCCGCTCGCCACGCCACCCACCTGCTGGAGCCCGTGCGCTCCGACGACGAGGAAGAGGACGACGAGAGCGACAGCATCCTGCTCCGTGGGTTGGCCATGGAGCCCATGTTGTGGCGGAGGTTCCGCCAGCGCTACGGGCTCAAGGTCATCGAGCCGGGCCACATCCGCGTGAAGCGCGGCCGGTTTGCGGTCTCCCCAGACGCCTTCATCTTCGACCCTGACTTGGGTTGGGGTGTCGGCGAGTCCAAGACGGTCATGCTGGCCCACAGCCACTGGGTCCCCCGCAACGACGAGGTCATCGAGGGCCTGGACGAGCTGACGTCCTGGCCGATGCCGCGCGCCTATCTCGGCCAGTGCTTGTCTCAGGCGCTTGCGTGCGGGCTGCCATTCTGCGACCTGTTCGTGGCCGTCACCATCGACGTCGACGACGACCGGTGCAGCATCGCCACCGACGAATTCCCAAACGTCCGCCCGCACGCCATCGTCCGCAGCGCCCGCATCCGGGTGGTGCCGACTCCGGACGACTTGCGGGCCCTCAAGGCGCGCCTCTCGGAGTGGGTTGGCCGGCACCTCGTCGAAGGCAAGGAGCCTCCGGTCGACGACTCGCGCACCTGCTACCTCCACCACCTTGGGCCGGACCCGGCTGCACGCGTCGTGAAGCGCCGGGCAGACGGCTCCGAAGCTGACCTCATCGCCGAGTACCTGGAGCACCGGGACTCCGCGAAGGCGGCCACCGCCCTCCAACACAAGGCACGCGTCCGCCTGGTCAAGGCCATGGGCGACGTGCGCAGCGTGTACGCCCTCACCGAGAGTGGCAAGCGAATCACCGCAACCATCGGCAAGCGCGGCCTGACCGTGCGGGAGCCCCGAGCATGAGCACCGACACCATTGCCAACGAACTCCGCCTCCACGTCATGCGTGAGGCGTACCGCCAACTCAAGCACGCCTACTCGGAGGAGCAGGCCCGCGAAGCCGCCGGCCGCGTTGCCCTCGCCTTCATGGCGGCCCGCGCCAGCGCGACGAAGCCCGGCGACTGGGACTACGCAGCCCAGAACAACCCCGAAGCCTTCATGGCCGCCGTGGCCACGAGCTGCGCGACCGAGCTCTACCCGGGCGGCGCCAACCCCACCTGCTACCTGGTGCCCCAGGACGGGAAGATCAACTGGCGCATCACCCACCGCGGTGTGGCCAAGCTCGCCAACCGCGAGGGCTTCACCATCCTGCCCGTCCCGGTCCACAAGGAAGACGAGCTCCGGGTCGAGCTCGGCGAGGTCGTGTCCCACCGGTTCGTGGACGACCCGATGTCGATGGACGAACTGGCCGGTGTGGCTGTCGTCGTCCGCCGCTTGGGCGACTCCACCCCGGCCGCCAAGGTCTGGGTCTCCACCAAGCGCATCCTGGCCCGCGCCAAGAAGTCGCCGATGTTCCGCAAGGGGCGCGGACCGTGGAAGGACTGGCCCATCGAGATGGCGCAGAAGACCGCCGTTCTCTACGTCGCCAGCCGGGGCACCATGCCCATCGACTCGCCCGAGTGGTCCCAAGCCATCGACGCCGACAACGCGGGCAACCTCATCGATGTGCAGCCCGAGGCACCGGCCACCGTCCCGCGCCCGGCTGTGGCCGCCCCGGCGGACGCCCTTGCGCTGCCTGCCCCGGGCCTGATGGACGAGGAGCCCCCCTTCGCCGGCACCGGTGAACAGCGGACTCTCGTGGAAGTGCCCGCCGAGAACTGACTGTTGGGCACTCCCGCCCAACACAACCCACCCTGCCGCGTTCTGCGGCATCCAATGGAGGAACCAATGTCCCCCGCCCTCGACTGGTGCTTTTCCCTGCTGCGCGACGCTGCCGGGGAGGCCGTGCTGCTGCTCCTATTCGCACAGTTGGTCATCGCCTGGAATGCGCTCGCGAGGGCTCTCCAGGCCCTCTACAACAGGCTGCGGGCGGCGGTCTACGGATTCCTATTCCCTCCCACACTTGCATTCGCGTGAGGACACCATGACCTCCAACGTTTCTGCTCTCCCTGTCGCCCCTCCCGGTGGGCACGACACCATCGAAGAAAACGCCGACAAGGCCATGGTCGCCGGGCTCCGCTACGAGATGCTCGTGGAGGTGCTTGGGGGCATCGGCGCACGGCTCGTCGAGGCTCCGACGCCCGAAGAAGCTGCGTCTGAAGCGGTGGCGGGCATCCGCCGGCTTCAGGACCTCGTCGCCGAGTTCCAAGACGACGACGTGGTGTGCCGGACCGCTGAGGCTGCGGCGCGGGTGGGGGTGCTCTGTGGCTGAGCGCAACATCGGCTCCGATGGCGTCCGCACTGGATGGCCGGTCGACGCGGTGGTCACGGCCGCACCCACATCGAAGCGCGCCAAGGTCAAGCACCCGAAGGTGGTGCTGACGGTCGTGGTCTCCCGCGACGACTGCACCCACGAAGGCGCAGGCATCGCGAGCCGCGCTGTGCTGAACCGCATCAACTGGGCGCCTTGCGTGATGAGTGACCCGGTCGTGATGCGCGCCCTGGCCGCCATGTACGACGGCGAAGGCATCGAAGAGGCGGCTGCCGCCCTGCGAGCCCACAGCGAGACGGCCGAGTACCGCAAGCTGTGGGGGGTGCCCAATGGCTGACCGCCCCAACCCCCCGACCATCCCCGCCGACACCCCCGACGTCGTCCAGCTCTGCACCCCGCTGGTCAACACGAAGAACGGCCGCCAAGGCGTCGCCCTCGGTGAGCCCGAGTGGGGACAGGTACTGGTCTGCTACGTCACCGGAGAGACCCGCGAGCTCGTCGAAGAGCTGTCCGAGAGCATGGCCGTCCCGATGGACCGCCTCACCGCCCGGGCCCACGTTGCCGCGGCGCTCCAACGCAAGTCGGGCCAGCCCGACGAGGGCGGGGCACGCGTCCGCTTCTGGCCGACCAACCGCGGCCGCATCCTCGCCATCGATGGGCCTCGCGGCTCCGTGCTGGCGACCTCCTGGGAGGAGCGCGACCGCTGGCATGTGCCGGAGCTGGCCGGGCTGACGACTGTGCCCGAGGCGCTGGCGGCTGTGGCCGTGGCTGTGTTGGGTGGGGAGGTCTCCAATGCCTCGTGATTTCGGCATCCTCCTCCGCGACGACCTCGCACTGGCTGCCTTCGAGGGGCGGAAGGTGGTGACACGCCGGCCGGTCGATGCGTCCTGTGACCTGCTGCGCGACTGCACCGAGTTCGAGCGCCCGGCACCTGGGCACTGGCTGTTCAAAGGGCGGCGAGGGCCGAGAAGCACGGTGCAGGTCAGCACCGGCGCCGTCATCCGCGGCGCCGGCACTGCTGAGGTCGGTGGGATGGTGTGGATTCGGGAGGCGTGGCGAGACGTCACCGTGCAACCGGTCAGTGGTGGTGCGGTGGCCTATCGGGCAGGTGGTCCAGTCCGGCCAGTCGCGGACGATGTGGTCCTACGCACGGACAAGCACTTCTGGCTCGCCCATTCCGACCTGGGATGTGGGAAGCCTGGGTGCGGCTGGCGTCCCTCTATCCACATGCCCAAGTGGGCCTGCCGCACCTGGGGCCGAATCACCAGCGTCCGCCCCTGCGACCTGTCCGACATCGACGACGCCGAGGCGAAGCTCGAAGGCTTCGAGACGGCTGACCAACTCAAGGATGCGCTGCGGACGATGTACCCGACACAGCAGTGGTTCTGGCGCATCCAGTGGGAACCCATCGAGGTGCCCAATGCTGCGTAGCCGTCAACCCTCCGCCGAGGAGGACGCCCGCTGCGTCTCCTGTCGCCGGAAGACCGTCGAGACCGACGACCAATCCAACCCGCTCCGCCGCTGTCTCCAAGGCGTGGGCATCACCTACGCCCTGTGTGCCCGCTGCGAGGACATCGCGCGGAAGGAGCTGACCGATGAGTAGGACGTCGACCACGACCACCATCAAGTGTGCCGATGGCGGCGAAGTGATGCCGCTCGACGCTCTGGCTCGCGCCGCGATGCTGGCCGCCGCCCAGATTGGGGTGTTCGAGGACACGCTTGGCGGCAAAGCTCGGCTGTTGGCTCAGCTCGAACCGAGCATAATCACCTACGACCTCCACGACCCGCCGCCGTCCACGGGCACCGAGCTTCCGCAAGAGGGCGCCGTGCTGGAGGGCAAGCACGGGGTGGTGCGGGTGGTCTACGCCGAGTCGCTGGGCAGAATTGCGGGGACCGCTGACTGGCCCCTGTTCGTCGTTGAAGCGGTCAGAGCGGCCGGACTGGTGGATGACAGCGTCATCGTCGTGTACCGCAGGGATGGTGGCAGCGGCGGGCTCGCTTGGATGCCGGGCGACCGATTCGTAGCTTCGTTCCCCAACGCACACATCGAGGTTCCCAATGGCTGACCAGCAGTTCGACATGGACGCAATCCAAGACGCCCTCGACCGCATCGGTGGCCCGCCCATCGAAGTTGCCTGCCGCTGGCTCGGTTCCGTGCTCGACCACGCCGAGGAGTACCCCGCAAGCATCGAGGTCGACACCCGGTGGCTCCGCGGGCTGCGCGACCGGCTCAACGCCATCGACCTGCCCAAGATGTGCGATGGGTGCCCGACCGTAGTCGCGGTGACCGAGGACATCCAAGGTGTACCGCTGTGCCAGGGGTGCGCCGACTCGCTGGCTGAGGACTCGAAGACGGAGTCGCTTGCTCTGGCCGGCGATGCCGAGCTGAACGCAGACGGGTGGCCACTGTGCGGCATCAAGGACTGCGTCGCCGACTGCACCCACGTTGACCACGCAGGCGTCGGCTTCTGCGACGAGCACTGGGAGGACTCCCTGTACGGCGAGTCCAGCCTCATCGTGGGCACAGCTCCGCGCAATGCGGAGTGGGCCGCGGCCATCTTCCACCCTGTGTTTCTGGGGGCCGCTGATGAGTAGCCGCCCCTCGCTGTTCGGCGTGCTGCGCGAAGTCGACACGCCCCGCGCGCGTCGGTGGACCGAAGACCTGCCCGGCTGGCAGGTCGACCCTATCAAGGGCGGCTGGATGGCAAGCCCCGACGAACACTACACCACCTACATCCTCACCAGGCAGCCTCCGGGGCGATTCCGGTTGGAGAACTTCCGTTGCGAGCTGCTCCTTGAGCAGGCCTCCAGAGAGGAAGTGGTCGCCAAGCTGCTGGAGTTGCATCCACCGCGAACAGCGGAGGTCAGTCGTGCCTCGTGACCGCATCCCACCCCACGCCGTCCGCGTCCTCACAGCCTGGGGCACCACCGCGACTACCCGCGAGCTCGGCGCCCGCCTCGATGGCGACCTGAGCCAGCGGGAGATCACCGCAGTCCGGGTCTGGGCAGAGATGATGGGCTGCCTGAAGGCCAACCCACCTCGCGGCTGCCGCCTGACCCCAGCTGGCCGCGAGTGGCTCTGGGCCATCGAAGACGGGGCCGCCCCAGCCGCCGCGCTGCTCGTGGTCCGCAAGCGCGCCCGGAAGCGAAACGCACCTCGGGACGTCCAGCGCCGGGTGCTGCTGTTCATTCAGTCCAACCCCCGCTGCACCGTCGCCGAGATCGCCGAACACTTCGGGGTCTGTCGCGAACATGCGCGGACCAGCTGTGACCGCCTCCGCCGCGCCGGGCGCATCTACCGACGGCAGACGAAGGCGATGACCAAGACCAGCCGCGGCATGCGCCCCACCCGCCTCAACCGCTTCTACATCACCAAAGCCGGGCGCAAGGCGCTCAAGGAAGCCGCATGACCACCCCGTTCTTGACCTGGCACCCCTTCGGCAACCGCGAGCAGGCGACCCAGCGGAGTCCTCTGCGTGAGCTCGAGGTGGGCGTGACCGACCCCGGTACTGGCGCGGCCGCTTGGCGGGTCACCGAGCCCTGCCCCGCCGGCTTCCGCGTGGTGGGGCAGGACACTGCGGCCAACGTCAATGCCGCGAAGCTGGCTGCCGAGAAGGCGGCGAGGGAGGCGGCGTGACCGACGAGATCCTCAACGAGCTTCGGGCGCTTCGCCAGACGATGCAGGCCGCCCAGCGCGACGTCCTCACCGTCGCAGAAGCCGCCCAGGTGCTGCGAGTGCGCCGGGAGGATGCGAAGTCCTGGCTGGAAGCCCGGGATCTGGTCCACACCATCGACATTGGTGGGAGGCCAAGGCGGCGGGTCTTGCGCACGGAGCTGTTGCGGGCGGTGGCTCGCGACGGGAACCCGGAGCCCGTGACCCGAAGGGGCACCAAGCCACCCCGGGGTCGCGGACTGAAGGCATTGAGCAAGGCAGGCAAGGGCGCCGCGTAGGCACCGCACGGGCCAGGCGGCCCACAGGGAGACAGGATGGGGCGAGGACCGCGCCGGCCGAAGCCGGTGCGCATGGGAGAGGTGCGCGCCGCAGCAAAGCGGCCGCCACGGCGGACGGACCCGGCGCGCTGGTACTGGCAGGCCACCATCCGGCGCGACGGAAGCGACCACACGGTGCTGACCGGGTGGTTCACCCGCCGCGAGCTTGAGCGAGAACTGGCCCGCCGGGTGGCCACCGACGAAATCGAGCAGCCCCGCCCAACCGGGACGGTCTACGGACTGGTCGACCAGTGGGCAGCTGAATTCGCAGCGTCCTCTCGCGTCACGCCAGGAACGAAGCAGTCGGCTGCGACCTGCGCACGGCGCATCGTGGCGGTCATGGGAGACGTCCGCGTGGACAGGGTCGACCTGCCGACCTTGGAGCAAGCAGTCGATGAGCTGCTGGCGCAGGGCTTCGCGCCGTCCACTGTGCGCACCACCTGGCGCTACGTCGTGCAGATCTGGAACTGGGGGCGGGTCCGAGGGCTTGCGCCAGACCGTTCACTCCCGAAGGTGGTGCTTCCAAAGGGTGAGCCGCGCAACAACCACTACGTCCCGACGCCGGCCGAGGCGGCCAAGGTTCTCGATGAGATCCCGAACGACTGGCGCCGCCTGGTTGCTGAGGTGCTGTTCGGCACCGGCTGCCGCGTCGGCGAAGTGCTGACGCTCACCTGGGACGACATCCGACTGAACGCTCGACCGGGGCTGCTC